TCTTGTCCCTTTAAGACCAAAATTAAATAGCTTCGTAGCTTCAGCAGTATCACGCATTTTAGTCGCTAATCCTCCCGTAAATGAATCTAATACGGCAATAGCACCTCCGTTATCTGCAACTGATTTAAGTCCACTACTTGTTTTTTTTGAGTTATTAGATACCTTGTCTAAACTCTTGCCCATATTATCAAGGCTAACTTTAGCAGTATCTACTTCAGTAGCATCTACATCCACTCTAAAAGAGGATTTATTATCTGTAGTCTCTACCGATTTCGCTAATTTATCAACACTAATTGTAGCAGCACCTACTTCCTTGTCATCAACTTTTATTTTTATTGTTTTTTCTATTGCCATTATGCTTTTCTTTTGCGCTTAATTTTTTCTTTTACATCCTTCCAACTACGTACCATTTCAAACTTACCCTTAGCTATTTCGGTTGCTTCTCCTGCACCGTAGTACTCACTCTGTTGTAATATTTCTATAATTTCTCCTACCATATTATCTCTCTTCTATTATTAATTCGCTATCTAGTTCGGCTGTAATATTATTAGTTGCGTTTACGTTTGCTACTTGTAATTTTACGTAATCGTTTTCTTCTAACATTACATTATCGGAGAATGTAAAATAAGCCACATCTCTACCGCCTACTAAATTATTTATTGTTCGTCTTATTTTTTTATAGTCTACAAAAGTTCCAGCGCTATCATCCCAAGCAACAATTTTTAAATCTACTTCATTATTAGAGGCAGAATCTAATATAAAACTTGCTTCTACTTTAAACGCTCTCGGACTGTTCCCTAAGTGTCTTAATTGACCGTTTACTGGGCTATCAAAATGCTGAAGTCCACTAGCACTAAATGTTCCCGCAAGGTCTACAAATACACTTTGAGTCGTTATCGTTGTAGCTATCTCTGCATCTACGTTTAATTCTCCGCCTATAAAAGTATTTCCAATCCCAGTATTATCTCTCCATTGACTCTTTAGAGAAGATGGCAAAATATTAGGGATTAAAGTTAAATCTCCTGCATTAAATACTCCGTTTCTACTAACAAACACACCATTAAACTGAAGAGTATTAGCATTAATAAAATTGGAATCCGAAAAGTCCACAAGTGAAACTGTAGCGTTTAAATCCGCATTCATATTAGTCCTAAATCTTGAGGCAAAAGTTAATCCCGATCCCGCTTTAAATAAAGAATAAGAACCATCAGTAAGGTTTCTAACTATTGATGAATCTATGAAGTACCCACCTGACCACACTCCTTTTAATTCCAATTCGGGAGTACCGCCAAAACGACCTGTACCCGTTTCAAAGCCTTGCCTATAGTTATCTATTACTCCAAGAGATGTACAGTTGTTGTAATTAATCATAGAAAACTCGAAAGCCTCTGCTCCTGTTGCGCTTTTTAAATTATAAACTTTGGAGTCAGTTCCCGTCACTTCTACTGCATAATCTTTTCCTAATATATTTCCACTTCCACCTACTGGACTTGTAAACATTGTATAAGTATTAGAGGAAGAAATAAGTTTAGATGTGTCAAAAGATAAACCTTTTAAAGATAATCCAGTAGTAGGTAAGGTTATTTGTGTTGTCCCCATGTCTATAATACCATCTATAATATATTGCTTAGTCGAGTCTATTGTCCCGCCTAAAGTTGTGCCTTTATTTGCTTGATTACAAACTATTACATTTTCTAAATCATTATTATAAAGTTCTATAAAGTTGTCATTTATATTTTTAAATGATGTAAAGAGTATATCTCCCGTACCGTCTCCTGCTGTTGTTCCGTAATTAATTGGTATTCTAGCCATTATCTGATGTTGTTAAGTTGTTATCTGATGTTATTATATTATTGTCTGATGTTATTATATTAGCCGATTGATCTATTGATATTGTTTGTGTTGCTCCTGTTACTGGTTGTGTAAATACTACTCGCATAGACCTATAGGCTGCCGTTGTGTTTTCGCTTATACTTAAATAAAAAATATTAGACAAAGACGATATAGTAGAAACATTAGCCCAACCAGTACCGAAGCCTAAATCAGTTTTAGAATTAGTAGCACCCTCTGAGTTTGTTATTGTTATTGTAATAACTTCTTCTTCTGCATCTTTCTTTATTATGGAAATATTTGACTTAAAGGAATTAATCGTATTATCAAATGAGTTTATTAAATTTAATTTTGTCTTACCTGTCAATAGATTATAAGCGTACTTGTCTATCCTGTAGTAGTTGCCCTTTATTTTAAGAACGTCGTTTAAACCTAACTTAGTTACGATCCTAAGAGGTAGGTTTGCGGTATATTGAAACTCTCTCTTTTTTATATTAAAGAGGGCTAAAATATAATCTTGCCAATGATTAGTATATAAAGTATTCTCTATATTATCTCCGTTCCATTCGTTTCTTTCTCTACCAAATACAGTCGAATAGTTTTGAAACTCTGAAGAGTCTGTATGCGATGGTACATTTAAGTTCCCTGTTATAGTTGTTTTGCCTCCTACTTCATCTATAAAGCCTATACTTTTATTAACCTGATTCTTAGGTATAATATACATTAAATGAGCCTTAGGATTCTCAGGAGACAAAGTGTCGCTTATAATTGCTCCATACATTACGTTTGTATCTACGTCATCATTCTCATCTATTAACCTTTCGTAAATTATTTGCTCAAAGGGTACTTTAATATCTAAAGAATCCCCGTCTAGTAATTCATTTTCGCTTTCATCTGTATAAAGTAAAGTTTCCTCATCTCCATAAGCTTCCCCTGTATTAGTTTTAAATTGTGTATTTAGTATTGTTGTAGGGTCTTCAAATTTAAAGTTTATTTCGTTTAATATATTACCACGCTGAACTTCATTCTCGTCAAAGTGCGCATACTCTGTTATATCATAAGTCTTACCTTGAGCGTAGTATGCTGAAAGCGTATTGACATATAGGTCTCCATTATCTAAAGGCACTACCACAAGCTTATACATATCAAAAATTCCCTTTAAGAAATCTATTAATTTAAGCTTTGGCATGTTATTAGATATAATAAACTCACCCTCTATCGTATTAAAACTTGCTTGTGCGGTTGTTATAGTAGTCTCCCAAGGGTTGGGGTAAGTGTAAGTTTCTCTTTCAGTTAACTGCGCAGTATATGAGAAGCTACTAGTTGATTTAACTTCGAAATAAGAATCGAAACTACCAGAGTTAACACTTTGAACCCCTAAGCTTCCTGTCCTTGTACCTGTTCCTAACGTTGTTGTATTTATTAAAGAGCCATTTTTATATGAAAGTATTTGATACTCAACGTCTGCAAACCCTACAGCAGGTGTAACCTTTGCGGATAAATTCCAACGTGTATCAATATCGAAAGGGTATGTACCTATATGTGTGGCTGGGTTTACGTAGTCCATGTTAGGGCTATCCCACTCTATTATCTGAGTATTTCCTCCTATACCTAAACCCTCATCAGGATTAAGCCAAAGGTATAAATCACTAAATTCAGAAGTACCGAAGAAGTCACGAGTGAACCTAATAGGCGTGCCTTTTACGCCATAAAATAACGTTGAATAAGATACAGTTAAACCCGTAGCAGTTCCCGCATTAAAAATAGTATCTAATTGCCTTTCTTTTTCGTCTGAATCTATAACTACAAATGAACCTAAAATAATTACAGAAGAATAACCGCTTATTAAATTAACTGCGTCTGATATCTCTACCGCTATCATTGCTGTAGAGACAGTACCGCCTCCTGATAGTGTTATATTGTGTTCTGTTCCGTTTAATGTAATTATAGCAACACCTGAGCTATTTGGCGCAGTCTGAACAGATAAAATAGACCTTTGTATACTCCCAGCGTATTTACTCTCTATAGCTTCTATTATATTAATAGCTTTTATAGCGGGTCTTAAATCATCCCATACTATACCAGTATCGTCACCACCTCCAGCCGCTATATTTGCAAACGTTTCATTTTGTGTATTGTCCCCTACTGAATTATAATAATATTGCTTTTTAACTAATGGCGTATATTTAATCGATCCACTATGTAGACTGCTTGTTAATCCTGTCTTTACATTTGCAGCATTATATACGTGATCGTATTCGCTTAGGTCTAAATCTTTTAACTCATCTTTCTTTAATATGTCTGTTAGATTTACTAAGTCACCAAAGAAGCTAATAGTATATGAAGATGGCTCACCTTGTTTTACATTAACCTTAGATAGTCTAAACTTACCTTTGCCAAATATTGGTACTATGCCATCTATCTCTATTCTCCCATCAACTTTAGTACGTGCGTCAAATCCATTGTCCACATCTGCGTTATACCAATGTTTAAATAACTTTTGATTGTTTTTTGTTGGTGGTACGGTAAACTCCTTCGTGTAGTCTCCTGCATTCTTTTTTATGTTTGAAACGTCTAAGACTCTCGCAACAACATCTACAGACTCATCCTCGAATAAGTCTACTTTCCACTCTCCTATATAAATATTTTCCGTCAATTTTGTCTGTATTATATATTATTTATTTCGCTATAGCTATAATCAAAATTAACTAGATAGTTTATTAGCTTTTCATTTAGTTGTGTCTTATACTCTAAAGATAGTTTTTTACTATTGATAGGTATAAAATTAGTGCCGTCGTAAATCCATTGTCTCTCACTCATTAGTAATTCCCGTAAAGTATCGTTGTTGCTTTCATCTATAAACCCAGTATTTAAGCTGAACCCGCTTCTACCCTGTACATTAAAGTCTATAAATTGATGGCTTCCAGATGAGGGCTGCTGTCTATCTCCCTCGTAAGTATCTTTTGTAATCGATAAAGTGTCTTTTCGTTCCTTTCTAAACACAAAAGACTGTTCTGCACCCTCTTTATTTTGAAAGAATACATCTACAGGAGTGTATTTCGCTTCGTCTTGAACCAATAACTCTACCGAAGTACCCTCAAATTCTACTGTAATACTAGTATCTGTAGTCGCTTCAGCGCATTTAATCCATATATACTTAACTAATTCTCCTGAAGTGGTCGTAGCAGCCTCACTAATAGCTACATTTATCTGACTATTTGGTGAAGAAACAACCGAACCCGATACTGTATCCCCTTCCTTTATTAATACAGGCACTACAAAAAAACCATTTCTATCTACCTTAAACTCTCTCCCTGTTAATAGCAGCCTATTAGTAATATTAGTTACATTTCCCCCACCTATTCCGCTTGTATATCCCAATCCATAAAGACTTTTTACAGACCCTTGCGGGGTGGTTGCGTCTGCTGCGTCTGTAGTGACATAAGTATAACTAGTTTGAACCCACAAATTATTATTGCCATTTATAACAGAGGTTGTTGCAGCATCTTGAGGCGTAAATTGTATGTAGTCTTTTATTAATTTAGATATATTTACCGTTGTATCGCTTGCGGTTGACCCCGTTGGATTAGTCTTGGTTAGTGTATACGTAGCGGTTGATGGAACATCAGCCTTTAACCCGTCCCATACGAATATTGATACTACATAGCTTGTACATGTAAGTCCTGTATTTGCTGATACAAATGGGACTGTTAAATAATATGGTGATAGTGATTTAATCATTTCTTTATATCTAATATTTTATAAACTTCCTCTGTCGTACTGTTTTTATCTAACATATAAATAAAATCCATTAAGGGGCTTTTTAACATACCTTTTATCTCTTCAAAATTTTCATCTACTTGTTCTCTTGTAAATTCTATATTAAAGCCCATCTTATACCTAAACTGAATAATAGTACTAATTAGATACGTTAATTGCAGTTCTGTTAATTCGTATATATTATCATCCATAACTTTCATTTCAATGCAAATTTTAAAAATTCTTCTGTCTCTAATGCGTATGCTTCTAAAACTTCTTCGGGTAATGTCTTAAAGTATTTATCAAAAGGTTTAGTTAAAAATAATGTAGCCTTTTGACCATGTTGAAATATACTTCTTCTAATTAAAAAGTTTACCGTATCTCTTTTTATAAACCTACCCGACTCTTTATCTCTTGGAGCAATCCCCTTAGAGTACATCCATATATTAATTCTCTTCTTCCATTCTCCACCTGTACCTTTAAAGTTTCCTGAGCCGTAATGATACCCAGCCTTAGATCGATGTACTTTCTTTTTCTTACCCTTAAAGCTTGGATCGTTCTTTCCCGTTACTCCTTTGTCAATGAATTTACCATACTCTGCCATAGAGATACTAAACTCAAAACTATTTTTACTTTCTTTAGCTTTATAAGATAAGGACTTACTTAGATTGCCGTCGCCTGATTTTCTCTTAGCTTCTGAAATTACATTCTCCCCGAATGCGTCTAATACTTTTTTAACTAGCATACTTCATCAGCTAAACTTATAGCCACGTTAGGCATTTCTACTTCGAAATTCATTTGCCACCCATCCAATAAGTTTTTACCTTCTGAGGTTCTAGCATCTAGTGTAGGGTTGTCGCTTGCAGTTATATTATGTTCTATAAATCCCCTGTTTAATATTCTCCATATCCTATTTAAGGCTGCAAGAGTATTGTTTAGATTATCTACTTCATTGTCCTGTTCCCAAAACTTATCCGTATTAACCTCGTTGTTTATGTCTCTAACATCCATACAAGATAACTCAACGCTAAAAGATATAGTACCCTCACTTGGAAATGAAGCATTATTAATATCTATGTGAAGCAATGGAAATATAGTAATTTTGTCTAGGTCTACATTGTCACCTTTAGTAATAGTATTGATATAGTTGTCGCCTTCACCTAATTGCTTGATGTAGTATAGTAGTTGTGTGTATTGGTTTAGT